AATACAAGGTTAGCTAATAATTTATTTTGTTTAATAGATAATATTTTGTGACTTTATCATTGCTAATTACTTAAAATTTTCGTATTATGTTTTTAATGATTGAGATGGGGTATGTCGATATTCCTCCCCGTCGCAGAATTAGATTCGGACGAAAAAGTATTGACGCATACTGTAATGAGTGTTTACGGAAGGGATAACCACTCTAAAAAAACCCTCCACAAAGTCCAAGGGGAAGTGCTGTAAGTAGCCGAAAGCAAGGAGAGCCAACGATGTGCTCCCGCAAAGGGTCAACTAGGCACCACAAATTAACCTTCGCTAGTAGGGAACGCACTCTTCCCCCTGATTTTTAGGAATTTTATGAGAACAATAAGTTTTTGTGGGGACTCCTGGTGTGCAGGACTAAAAACTAATAGCTGGTGTAATCTTTTAGCAGATCGCCTTAATTCTAGGATAAAAGTAAGAGGCAAACCAGGCACTGCTTATGAATATGCTATTAAAAGTTTTGATCCCACTTCTGATGTGACAGTATTTTTATGGACTGAGGCTAGTAGGCTGTATCATAAAGATTTCAAATGTACCTATAACAACAAAATTCGTAGATTTGACAATATGAAAACTGTTGAATTGTTAAGTGCTACTGCTGAGATTTTCTACAGAACTTTTTATACTAAAGATTTTTTTGAAGAGCTTCAGATGAGGTCTTTGTATTGGTTTGATAATGAAGTGTTGTCTAAATACAAAGGTCTAGCAATACATATATTTTGTTTTGAAAAAACCTATCATTTTAGTAATGGTATAAATGTGGACCATATTATGCACACTCAAAATGCTAAAGAAGCTGCATACGATAACCATCTATCTTTAGTGGACAACAAGCTGTTTAGTGATAAACTTTTTACTATTATATCACAACATGAAAGTAAAGTTTAAGTTGCCTGTAGGTTATTTTTTTGATATTCTAGTTTTACAAAATGAGGGAAGGGAACGCCTCGTGACGGTTCCTAGTGTTTCAGAGCTAATGAGGTGAATTATGGCTGAAGCAACCCAAAAGACTGCTAACTATACGGCAGAGATGGTCGAGTCGATGATCGAGATGTATAGTGAACTTGGTAACGACGGTCTCGATGAGATTGCTGATACTCTTGGCAAGAGCGTTCGTTCTGTTCGTTCTAAACTTGTCCGTGAGGGCGTGTATGTTGCCTCTGCAAAGAAGGTAGCTACTAAGCAGGACGGTCCTTCTAAGAAGGAACTCTTGCGAGATATTGAAGCCTCTGGCTTCGATGTTTCAGGTTTTGAAGGTGCTACTAAGCTGGCACTGACTCGCCTGATGGGTGTAGTGGCTAACTAGCCACTACCTCACCAAGTCCTACTTCCTTGCGAAGTAGGCAGCCTTTTTAATAGTGTGGGTAGCTCCCACATCGAAGTGTGACTGAATAATCCTGTGTCAGCGGGATAAGGTAGACCTGGGGAGTAGTACTCCTGCCTAACTAGCTAACAGGTTGTGGTGGTGAAAATTTAGTGTCATAGGAGACTGACTAGCCACTTGTGAGTAATTGCCTATTCTCATCACTTCACATATGGTGAACCTCCTACACCATGCCAATGGGCGAACGGGAGATGTAGCAATTCCGCTACACTAACAAGGTGCATCCTAGGCATATTTCTAGGCTCTGCCCAATAAGGATGGTAGCTGTTATAACTAGTTTACATAGCACTATCCTTCTACCTTTGTCTCTGGGGGAGTGACCGATTTAGGTCTAAAACAGGGAGTCGGGAGAGGAATAACAGCCTGTATGCTGCCTCTTGATAGTTGGCGAGGTTGGTGGCGGCTATCACATTGTCAAGGGAGACGCAAATTCGTCTCTAACAGGTTTCTAGTGTTTTCCTATAAAAACACAGGGTGGTCATTCTGACACTTCGCTACCAGAGTGCGATACAAGTAAAATCTTGAAGTAGACGAACATAAGCCGATGTGGTTAGTACAAACTTCACCTTATGCTACTTGAGTTGGTTTAGCTCGACGGAGCGTATAATCTGAATACTCTTGGAAGGAGTAGACTCTGCAGGTCTGCTCCTTTCTTGCTTTTTAGCCTTTTATTTGATATAGTAACACATAATCAGAAAAGAGGAGTAGGCAAAATGACCCTGAATCAAGACATCACTATTGTTCGTAACTGCACCACTTCTGGGCAAATGTTTGCAGTTGCTGAAGACCTTTCACACCAAATCTCTGACCTTGAGGCTAACCTCAAGCGTTACGAGTACGACTACAACTGGGAGGGCATTGAGGCTGCACTCAAGTCTCTTGCTGTGAAGCGTTACGCTTATAAGTTTGCCTACGACGCTGCATCTGAGCAAGAGGATTATGAGCATGAGATGGAATGGTCCGCTGAAAAGGAGGCTGCCATGATGGCAGATCGTGTGTAATGACTACCGGTCGTAACATTATTAAATCTCGTATCAAGTCAGGTAACACTTTGATTGGTGTTGGCTGCTACTCTGCCGCACTTGAGGGCAAATCTTGGGACAAAGTGTTAAAGGTAGGCAATACTTCAGATGATCCTTGGTTAGAGTATTATGAGGCTGTAATCAAGCCAAATCAAGGCAATTCACACGTACCAAAAGTTTACTCTTTACACGTTGACACTTATCACGACTACTATGTTGCTGTAGTTGAGAAGTTGTGGGAACACGACGAGCGTGAAGAAGATCGTCTTGACGGTCTTGATGAGTTGGAGGAACTTGTAGAGGCTACTTGCAGAGGAGACTACTCGAACGCGGAGTTTATGCAAGAGTCTAAGAGAGTAGATGATTGTATTGGAGATTTTCATCCTGGTGAGCTGTATCAAGTGTGCAGTAAGATTCACAGCTTGATTCAATCTTCTTATTGCGAATGTGATGGGGAGTATGATCTTAAACTCGATCTGCATACAAAAAACTTTTTGTATAGAGTAGATGGTACTCTTGTAATTAACGATCCTATATCAAATTCTATGATGCAAGATGTGGATGATCTTTCAATTTGGGCAGATGAACAAGACTTTCATCATTATTAAAAATCTATAAACGCTTGTATCCTAAACAAGATTAAACTTGCTGAGACGTGCGTTTTTTGATATTCTGTTATCAAGATAAAAAAGGAGGTAGGCAAATGACTGATAAGATGTACACTTTTGACTCTTGGCTTCGTGAGGTAGATCAGCACATGATCAACATCTTTGGGCTGGCACACGACGATCTGCCTGATGCACTGTGGCGTGATAGGTTTGATGACGGACTGACTCCGCCCGAAGCTATTGGTGCGGCTGTTTTTGACGAGTGGGCTGATATGCCTGAGATGGAGGATTTGTGGCATGGCGAATAAATGGACAGACGATCAGATTTGTTCAGCTGTTGACCAGTGGGTTGACACTTGGGACTTAGAAACACTTCAAGCGTATGCGTATGAGAATCTGCTCGACTATTTTCTTACTGTGGCAGATGAGGAAGAACTGACACAGTTTATGGAGGAAGCAAACAATGGGTAAAGTAGGACAACTCGTGCAAGAAGCACAACAGTTTGCACAAGATCACTACAACATGGATCGTGTGTCATTCTATGCACACGCTGCTGCGTGGGAGTGGGAGTATCCTATGCAACTGCGAGAGGCTGTTGCCCACTGGGAGGAGATCCAGACCGACATTGCACTGTTTGATGATGCTATGGAGCAGTATGTGGAAGACCCTGAGTCCCCTCTGTATGCTGACAATGATCTGGCTCCAGAAGACTACAACCTTGACATTGAGGAGGGACGCCGTGACTACCCACCATACTGATTGGCGTGTGTACGCATTGTCACTTGTTGACGAAGGCATTACTGATTATGACACTCTGTTGATTGCTTGCATGAAGTGGATGTCGCAGGATGATGTGTTTGAGATGCTTGATGCTAATGAACTCTCACCACGCTTTATGGAGGTAGAGGATGCGGTTTGATCCAAACTCAATTTTAGTTCAAAGATCTACTACAGTGTTGGCCCTTATCGAGGAGTTAGCCTGTGAGTATTCAAGATATCTCATTGCTGAAGAGGATCGAAAGCACAAGATCATGATTCAAGTGAATCAGCTGGTAACAGCGATTAACCTGTATCAGGAGGAGCTCAATGACTAACATTATTTCTCTAGATAAAGAACGTGAGAAGCGTCAACCAAAAGTAGAGCAACAGCTTGAGAATATCATCATCTTTACCACTGAGCAGGGATCAGAGTATGAGTTCTCATTCGAAGGAGCGCTCACTCCAGAAGAGATAGTTCCTCCAATTGTAGATGATACTCTGTTTGGTTGGAGCTGTACTATCTGGGATCCTTATGAAGAAGAGTGGATTACTCTACCAGACTACTACAAAACAGAACAGGCAGCTCTTGCTGCAGGCACAGCACTTGAGATTGCTTTAGACTTAGACTTTAACTGAGAGGAGATGACGATGACGTATGAAGGCGTAACACTTGATAATGGATTGGTTGTAAAGAATGGTGAGATCATGACTTCACCAGATCTTGATGCTATTCGTAAACAAACTGTAGAACTTGTAACTCGTATTAACTCTGGCCCACTTCCTCAAACTGTTGCAAAGCGCAAGGCAGCTGAAGAGGCTAAACTCAAGAAGCGGAAGTAAGCCATGATTACACTGTACTTTCAATCTATTGACGACAGAGATGGTTGGACTGAGGAGTTTGACACTATAGAAGAGGCATGTTCTCACTTTCTCTACCAAATGGGCAAACCTTATGACATTGGCTCGTCTTATGCTGTTAATACATACGGTGATGTTACTTGTGTGGTTGAGGGAGCTACTTGGAAGGAGTTAGGTCTTGCTTGATATGTTTTGGTTAGTTCAAATGATTATTGTTGCTACTATTTTCATTGTCATCTGGACAAACAGACGATGAAGTGGGATGAGATTGTTTGGACAAAGCACGACATTTTACCTTCTAAGTGTGCTCGCATCTCGTGCGGACGGTACACAATCTCACTCATTGAAGAGATCAATTGTCTAGGCGTTTATGAACTAGCGGTGTTTCATCAGGGCAATCTCTGTCAAATTGCTGGTATCCACCCAATGACTGATGACTGGGGAGATGACGTACTTCGGTTTCAAACCGCAGAACAGTGTGTCGCCCATATCACAAAGATACATCTTATCACAGGAAAGGAACCTGAAAATGCAAACGCAAGCTGATATCATCTATCGCTGGATGTGTAACAACTCGACAAATTGTTGGGTTCAACGTGTGGGACATCTCTGGCTAAGGAGACTGAGATGAAGTGGATTGTAGCAATTCTCATGCTCATCACTATATCCGCGAAGGCAGAACCTCTTCCGTGGGTAGCTAAACCTGTTATTTGTTCTACTCAGAGCGAAGTGAAGGTCTTTTATGAAGAGAATGGACTGTGGCCCTTAATTGGTGGATCAGGTAAGCGATATCATTACCAAACTGATACATGGCTTGACACAGCCTACTTTATTCTCGTCAATGATAGAGGATCACTTGCTGTAATGGAGTATGACCTTCAAGGAGGAGTCTGCTCTTTAGCTATAATGCACAACATCACCTACGATGTAGATGAGCTGAAAGGATATCTGGGTATTGAAAATGACAGATAAAGACTGGACGGGAACTCCACAGTTTCACCAATCAATTTTCTACGCCTATAATCGTAGAACACACTCGTTTATGTTCTACGCTCCTATTCAAGGTAGAGAACTTGTACCAATCGGTATGTTCTCTCCTCTCGCTACTTCAGAGATTCCCTATGATCCACAAGAGATTGTAGAATCAATTGCCGATCTCATGAGTCAATCTGATACTCTCTATGATTTTGAGATTGACGAAGACTAAGTTGAACTCTTCAAACCCTGTCTGGGCATTGGGTGAAGAAGGGATTTTTTGTATCCAACGACTAACCCCAGTCCGTAGCAACTATACACTACATCATCTTTTAACTGTTGTTTGCCATCCCAATTTAGAGTATTATTAGTACATAACAAAGAACAGACAGTTCGTCATTTTGTATATTCTCAATTCTACTAATTAACCCTTCCAAGTCCATTGACAATCAACAAAATATAGGCTAGTATTAGTTATCCAACGAGTAAATGCGCTTTCACACAGCGTATTTTTTTTTGTGACAGCGATCACACGGCTATTGAACACGCTTCCACAGTTGTTACATAGCGTTGTATCCAGCATGTACCCACTAAACAACAAGATCGTAGATCTACTCTACACGACCAGAGGGAGTGTGGGCTGTACCAGCTGACACCCGAAGGGTGTTAGTTAGATACTAGATTATACCGGAATAACAGATTGTTCTATTGCACGCGAAGCGTGCGTCTTACACCAGGTTTAATCACGAAGTGATTGACCTGCCGCAGCACAACCCACAATCTATTGATCAGCTTGCGAACGGAGTTCGCTTGGGGCTGCCAAACGAGGCCTTTCTCCAACTGTTTTCTCAAAGTTTCTCCACACTAAAACTCCTCAATTTTGCACTTATTCTAGCTGCATTTCTACGAAATTTCGCTATTTTTTACTGTTTTCTTGCTGTTTCTTCTCGAAACCTATCTTTTTTATCTTTTTTTGTAGCTGGCGACCGTAGGGAGCCAGTGTAAGGTTGCATATTGGTTAGTTTATGTGTTATTATACCAGGGTGGGGAGGGGTTTAACCTTTCATAGGCTGAGGCACAGTATTTGGTATAACTGATCCTCTAAAATTCACACATTTTGGGAATTTTTAGTCTTAGGATGTACTATGACTAGAGGTTTTTTGAGAATTTGCACACATGTGACCAAGTAAATCGACTTTTTACTTCACATTTGCACTGGTGCGGTGGTGCACAGGCTAATTTACATCGACTTTCGACTTTGTACTGGTGCAAGCACGTTGCACCTTTGACTTAAGTGCTTGTTTTCGCACATAAAAAAAGAGGCAGAGCCGAAACCCTGCCTCTCTATCACTCTGTCGAGTGATTAGTTGCCAAAGTGTGCAATCAGACGCTGAATCGCATCTTTAGTTGCCCCCTCAAAGCCTTGGACGTCAAAGCCAGTCTGCTCGAGGTCCCGCAGAAGTTCCTTCTTAGTCGGTCCCTGTTGCTTCTGGCTGGTAGCCTTCGGCTTTGCAACATACACACCCTCTCGGACGAGCTTCGAGCGGACAGACCGGATGCTCTTCTCGATCGAGGTGGCAATATCAGCAACGTCTACGCCGTTCTGATAGTCGGAGATGATTTTAGCGGTCATCTCAGCGCTGTAGTTTTGTTGTGCCATAGTGATATCTCCTTATGGTCTAGCTGTTGTTTTCATCTTATGTAAAGAATATACGCCAGTTTTAGCCATTAAGCAAGTCAAAAGTGGCTTCCGCTAGTGTCAATAGTTTGACGCATAGACTCAATCATTTATACGTTTGAAAGCCATTTTTCACTTGACAACGGGCAGGGACTTGTGCTACACTGCTGGCGCGTTTTGAGCGTACCACGAATTTGAATCGTAGATTTACTACTTATGGTGGTGCAAGCACACTTTCAATCTATTCCATCTCTGCGACAATCTGCGTTGACTTTTTACTTGACAATCGTCGAACTACTACTGGCGCTACACGCCTAGACTTCTAATTTATTTGCACTTGATTGACAATCTACTTTAACTTTGTACTTGACAATCGCCTTTCCACTCTGGCGCCGAAGCGCACTGTAACATATTTGCAACACCTCGTAGAATAATAAGCAAGGAATGTACGATTTTGCTTGACAAACTGGGGTCGCGCGCGCGGTGTATCGTAACCTATTGAAAAATAAAAGAAAAACCCCCGATTAGACCGGGGGCTGGCTAAGTGTTTAAAATTGTTGAGAAAACTTGCCAAGAGAAAAGGGGCATGAAGCCCCTAAAATTATTGTAAAGTGTCAAGGCTTGTTCGTTCAACCTTTTTACCATAGAGATATTCAGACCAAGAGTCTGTTCCGAAATGTTGGCGAGAAAAGTTCAACAACCATTGTTTAATTTTCTCAATATCCCAAGCCAGTTTTTTGCAAATCTGAACAGCCTTTCCAAGATAACCACGCAACTGATTTTTTGAAACAGCGAATATCTCAGTCCAACCAGTTCCATGTTTTTTTATATCGCCAGCGTGTAGACCTTTGCGTCCCATTAAGGCGTGTTGTATTTGTTCGACAGCAAGAGTTCGTCTGTCTCTTTCCAGACGATCAATCTCATCAGAAAATGGGGCATAGGTGTTTTCACAAACTGGATTTTGAAAACCAAGTTTTTTGTATTGCTTTAGCAAGCCATGAACACGCTTCCAGCCAACACGATCATCAAACTGGTTATGACCTGTCCATCCAGTTTTACGAATAGTTCCATCAATGTTAATGTGATAATTCATTATTCCTACCTTTCAGAGAAGTTTGAGGGGCAAGCCTACCTTACCCCTCGGTTGCGATTAGGACTTGAAGTGAGCAATCAAGTCCATGATAGATGCTTTAGTAGCACCCATGAAACCATTAACCTCAAAAGGAGCGACCTGCTCAAGTTCGAGCAAGAGTTCCTTTTTAGTAGGCTCATCATTCTTTCGAGCCTTGGCTTTTGGGGTTGCCACATAGACACCCTCGCGAACCAGTTTCGAGCGAACCGAACGAACGCTCTTATCAATATCGGTGGCAATCTGTTCAACAGAAATACCAGCCTGATAGTCAGCGATAATTTTAGCAGTCGCCTCTGCTGTGTAGTTTGGTGCTTTCATTTCTTTCTCCTACAATAAAAGCGGTTTCGTTGTTACCCTCTATATATAGTTATTCTATAGCCAAATGTCAAGACCCCGATCCATAAAAAATGCATTTTCTTTTCCTTTAATTTCAAAGGGTTAGCCTATTTACACAAATTAATTTAATCAATAAAATCAATGAGTTAGCCTGCTAGCGCGCGCCTCGTTGTAAGTGGTTGAAAACAAAAAGAAAAAAGCCCGCTTTTCGCGGGCTTTTATAGGTTAGTATTCAGATTCTCGTTCTGGCACGACCATATAGGCATCGCCGTTGGCCTCTAAAACTTGATCTTCATATGGAGCCGCAAGACGACGATACAATTCTAGCTTGCAACATTCCAAGGCCCCAATCATCGAGTTGATCTTGTCATAGCGACAACCATTCTCAAAGATGAAGTTATCGACGAAACGGGTCATAATATAGTTGAGATCACCAGCGTTGGTTGGTGTCCAATCAATGCCGAGGTTTTCCATCTCAGTGTGGATTACAGCACGACGATCTTGTGGGATATAAGGCATTATGCAGTCTCCTTTGCTTTACGAGCTTCGATTTCTTGACGCTTGCGCTGAATAGCGGCAAGCATCCGAACAGCACGACGCATTTCAGCGCCAGATGTGAATCCGCCGAAGCGAACACGATTTTCGAGCTTTTTGATTTTGACGTTTTTCATATTGCAATCTCCTTCATCAGTTTTTCTTTTTCAGTTTCAGCATCCAGAGCCATTTTCGCTCCAGTCTCAAGGTCATTAGTGGGCAGCCAGTGCCAGTTATCAAAGTGGGTAAAGGCAACATCCGAAATTTCATTCGGTGCAACCGTCTTGCATTTTCCAACGGCATAGACAGGCTTTTGAAAACCATAGGCCATGCCAATCTCAACCAATGCTCCACGCTGTTCCTCGTTGAAATCTTCAGCATAGAACAGAACGAAATCGCTGTCTCGAACATCTTCAAAGCAGAGATTCCAGAGCTTGTCTTTTTGGTTCAAGACGAAATCGGAATCGTTGTCGAGGTCAATCCAGCGGGCTTTCACGCCATAACCTTTCGAGCGGAGAGCCTGAAATTTCGAGTTGTGCCAGACTTTGCCAGCGGTGTAGAATGTCTTTTTCATCTTTTCAATCCTTATCTTGTTCATATTATTAATATAGGGATTGCTAGTCATAATTTCAAGGGGTAGACCTAACTTTTTTTCATTTTCTTTTCCTGCAAAAACAATGGCTTAAGATTTTTTTTCGAGAAAAAAAGCTAATAAAATCAAGCGGTTACGGTCGCGCCCGCGCCGCGAGCGCTAAGTTGTTGAAAAGATTGGCGAAATTGACCCCTAACAGTCGGGGTCAAAGTCATGCCATTCTTGTGCCCAATCGGGTTGGCCGTCGGGGACGTCGCCGTCGCATTCGGGACAGATGAGGATATCCCCGTCTGTCTCGTCTGCAATCCATTGGCAGTCGTCACAACCTGCCTCGCCGTGGGTTTCCCAAATTTTCTTAGACATGTGCAGTCTCCTTTTCTATCTCGAATTTTTCCCAGATGTGAGTATCAAAATCGCGGGGTGATTTGACAACCTTGATCCGCTTTTTTCTCCGAAGAATACGAAGCAAAATCTCGGCCTCAATTTTTGTGTCTGCCTTGGCTGTGTGGGCCTCGATGAAATCCGGTTGCTGTGTCTCGAACCTGTAGACATTTTCCGCTGATGTAGACAAGAAGCGGCCTGATGCTGTCCTCGGTGCTGTGTAGGCTTTAGGTGCAGAGATTGCCCAGTTGCCCCAGATATCCAGCAATTCAACAGGATGCCGCATAAACTTGTCGCCAGCCTTCATCCGCTTGGTGGTAATGTTCAAAGCCCGAACATCAAAAGCGGCATTGTAAGCGCAAACAATCGGACGATAGCCAAGCCCGATAAGATGGGCAACATGAAGATTAAACAACCGGCGACCTATTGCGAAACTGGTCATGCCATGCTCGCCTTTGCGGATACGCTTGGCGTAGCCCGAAACCTTGTTCCAAAAATAGGGTCGCTCGGTTGCAACAACATCCAGAAAGTTGAGGTCGCCAGACCCCAGAACATTGCCTCGCTTGTCGATGGTAGTCCAGCCGAAATCAAAGACCAGCTTTGAAAAGCCCGATGTTTCGGTGTCCATGACGATGTAGGCATTTGGTTTGATGGTCATTAGTCGATCCTCGTTTCGTTGTTGTCTAGTATATATAAGCCTTCTAGTCTCAAAATTCAAGGGGTGACAGTAGAAAAATTTTGCTTTTTTCGCCCCCAGTAGAGAAAATTTTTCCCGAAAAAACCTAACAAAAACAATAGGTTACGGCCCGCGGGGCGCCGCAGGCGGCTAACCCTTTGATTTAATTGTTTAATTTAGCCCCATAGTGCTTGACATGGTAGGCGGCCAAGGCCAGAACCCTGTCTAGCCTGTCCTGTTTCCAGAATAGCATCCGAAAACGCAAGCCAAGCCGAATCGGGCGAGCGCAGTATTTCTGCAGTTCAGCGATAGTCTGACGCTTTGATTTTGCCATGCTTAGGCCTCCGCTTGTAATTCTTTTTTGAGGGGACAACCTGCGGCCTATGCGACCGCAGGTTACGTGCAACAGGGTTTATCCTATTGCGCTTTGAAGTGGTGGATAAGGTCATTGATTGCCTCCTTGGTGGCTCCCATGAAACCGTCAACCGAGAATGGGGCAACTGCCTCCAATTCGATTAGCATTTCCTTTTTTGTTGGGCCAGCATCCTTGCGGGTAGTAGCCTTTGGTTGGGCGATGTAGACACCTTCCCGAACCAGCTTGGAACGAACCGACCGAACCGACTTGTCGATATCAGCCGCAATCGTGGCAACATCCACGCCAGCCTGATATTGGTCAATGATGGTAGCAGTGAGTTCGGGGGTGTAGTTAACAGCTTTTGCCATGTGTCAAATCTCCTATTAGCAAAGTGGTTTCGTTGTTACCTATCTAATATAGGGATTGGGGGTGTAGATTTCAAGGGGTGTGGTCAACTTTTTTTCATTTTTATTTCGTTTAAAATCAATAGGTTAGCAAAAAAATTAAAGA